ATTACTTAGGTAAAAATGCTTTATCAAGTAGTTCTATAAAACTTCTGCTAGACAGTGCAAAGACTTACTTATATATAAATAAATATGGTCAGCCAGAAACGCAGCCACTTAGAGACGGACACTTATTCCATACTATGATCTTAGAACCAGAAAAATTAAACGATATAGTTTTTGTAGATGTGCAAAGTAAGAATACTAAAAAGTTTAAAGAAGCTAAAAAGTTTCACGATCAGGTTTTTACTATGAAAGAGAAAAACGATGCTGAAAGACTTTGTGACGCTCTGCTTAGAAATGAGACAGCTCTCAGTTTAATCCAGGATTCACAGTTTGAAATTCCTATGATAGATACTATTAACGGATATGCTTTTAGAGGTAAGGCAGATGTATTAAAAAACAAAGGAGGTATCGTTGACTTAAAAACAACTATAGACGTAAAGAACTTTTATAAGTCTGCAGATGCTTACAAATATTACAATCAGGTTTATATATACTGTCAGCTCTTTGACTGTGACTACAAGGACTTTAAGTTTTTATGTATAGACAAAAAGAATTTAGACGTAGGAGTCTGGGACTGCTCAGAGAATTTCTACTTAAAAGGAGAGGCTTCAGTAATGGCAGGTATCGAGATATACAAAGACTTTATAGAAGCAGACTTTGACATAGACCAATATATAATAAAAGGAACACTTTAAAACAATAATATGAACATAGAAAAATTTAACATTTACGAAACTAAAAACTACAACTTGTTTAAACTACTAGACTCTAATAGAGAGCCTAATCAAAGAATACTAAACAAACTAGAAAAGAGTATTAAAGAAATTGGAATACAAATTCCTATAATATTAAATACTGAAAACCAAATAGTAGACGGTCAGCATAGGTTCTGGACTTTACAAAAACTAGGATACGTAGTTCCCTATATAATTAGTAAAGCCTGGAAAAAAGATTCACACACTATAGATATAAACAATACTAGTTCTAATTGGACTTCACTAGATTATGCAAATTTCCAAATGAGAAAAGGAAATCTAGATGTAAAGAAAGCCTTACAACAGTCTTATATTTGGCAAAAAGAAACTAATAATAAGTTTAAAATTATAAATGGTTTAGAGCTTATAGTTTCAGGTAAAAGTTATAGCGGTATAAAAATTAAATTAAAAAATGGTTTATACATATCAGACTTAAAAACTGCTAATAAAATATTTCAATTACTAAAAGTAATGAATGAATATCCTAGGAAAACTTCTGCCTTTGCTGCAAAATTTGTTAGAGCTACAAAAATGTTTTTCTACGATCATAAGAAAATTAATATATTAGCAATAAGAAAAATGTGCCGAGAAAATTATATTTTATCTTATAACAACGAACTAGATACTTTAGAGTATTTAACAGATATTTATAATAAGGCTAACAAAAGTCTTAAAAGAGAAAAAACTTTATTTTAATATGAATGAATACGACAGGATAGCAAACTTAGTAATAAGTTTAACAGAGACAGATATATTCGAGAACCGAAGAACACAAAGCCACGTAGACGCTAGAGCCTTCTTTGACTTTATAATGAGAAAGCTAAAGAGTAAGACTTATGAAAGCATAGCTAAATATTATCATACTAAAGGAAAGTCTGCAGACCACTCTACAATACTTTATAGAACAAATATGTTTGAGGAAATAAAAAAAAGAAAACCAGAATATCAAACCTGGCTAAATATTATTAAAAATGAAATCATATCCTCAGAAGAGTTATTGACTGTTTTCGATAAACTAAAAGTCTTAAAAACCTCTGAGTCTTTAGAACAAGTAAATGAACTTGTAGATAAACTAACTTACAAGGAAAAGCTATATAATACCCTTATACATAAAACTTAAAAATTTTCCGTTATATTAGTAGAATAATGTTACAAATGTGACACTATAAAAAAGATATAATGAAAACAGAAAGTAAAGATAAAATGCTTAAAGCTCTTGAGGAGTGTTTAGGTATAGTTTCAACTGCAAGTCAAAGAGTAGGTATAAGTAGACAAACTCATTATAGATGGCTAGAGGATGACCCAGACTATAAAACAAAAGTCCAGGACATAAGAAATTCTGCTATAGATTTTGTAGAGTCTAAACTATTCGACTGTATTAAAAACGAGAAAGAAACTTCAATAATATTTTATTTAAAGACTATAGGTAAATCTAGAGGCTATGTTCCTAGACAGGAAATTGACACTGGAGACAATAAAGAATTTAGAATAGAAGTTGTAGAGTGAGAGACCTAAGAACTAACATAGTTTGGAAGCATCTAGAAAAAAGCCAAAAAAAAATTATAATAGAGCAGGGCGGGTCACGTAGCGGTAAGACATATAATATACTAATTTGGATAATATTTGGTTACTGTCTAAGAAATAAAAACAAAGTAGTTTCAATATGTAGAAAAACATTTCCTGCATTAAGAACCTCAGCTATGAGAGATTTCTTTGAGATACTAAAGAACAACGAGCTCTATAGTGAGGAAGACCATAACAAGACAAGTCACGAATACAAGATAAACGGAAACCTAGTAGAGTTTATATCCTTAGACTCACCTCAAAAAGTAAGAGGACGTAAAAGAGATTTACTATTTATTAATGAGGCTAACGAATTATTCTGGGAAGACTGGAATCAATTAGTATTCAGAACTGTTGGTCGTATTATATTAGACTACAATCCTTCTGACGAGTTTCACTGGATTTATGATAAAGTAAAAGTAAGAGAAGACGCAGACTTTTATAAGACTACTTATAAAGACAATAAGTTCCTGGAGGAGTCGATAGTAAAAGAAATAGAAAGACTACAATACACAGACGAAAACTACTGGAGGATATATGGACTAGGGGAGATCGGACAAAGTAAAGCAACTATATTTCAGTTTAGAGAAATTGAGAAAATACCTGACAATGCAAAGTTTGTTAGTTATGGTATGGACTTTGGCTATACTAATGACCCTACTTGCATATCTAAAATTTACCTTCACGATACTAACCTTTATGCAGAAGAGTTGTTATATCGTACAGGAATGACAAACAGAGATATTCATAACGAATTACTAAGTCTGGGAGTTGGAAGACGTGAAGAGATATATGCAGACTCAGCAGAACCGAAAACAATAGACGAACTTTATAGATACGGTTGGAATATAAAACCGAGCACAAAAGGAAGAGACTCAGTTAATATTGGAATAGATATGTTAAAGAGATATACTATACATATAACTAAGAAAAGCCAGAACGCTATAAAAGAGTTTCGTAATTATAAATGGAAAGAAGACAAGAACGGAAATATCTTAAACACTCCTGAAGACAAGTTTAACCATTTTACAGACAGCCTCCGTTACGGAATCTATAATAAACTAGCCAGACCTAATTATGGAAAATATGCAATCAGGTAAAGTCTGTCTTAAATGTGATAAACAAATGACTCCTACAGGCTCATTACAAAATGGTTTTTATTTCTACTGTCCTAAATGCGGAGAAGTATACATACCTTGAAAATTAAGTGTGCACGTGTACTGCACACATACTTTATATGTTTGTAGTGTAAAAAATGTATAACCTTTAATTTTTAATTTATGAGTTTTAAAATGAATCCTAATAATACTTTTAGAGACGACCTAAAAGAAAATCCTCAAGCTGCAGTGTATATGTTAAAATCTTTTGTTTATGTTTTAAACACTAAACGTAACGATAAGTATTTAGATTTATGTAGAAAATACTTTGCATTCAAAAAAGATGAACCTGCTGACAATATGCTTACTCTTATAGAGTTTCAGCAAAGGTTATTTAAACCAATACTATCAGAAATGATAAAACTTAAAAACAGTAAGCGTCAAGTTGAGTAGACTCGAATATCTATAAAACTTGTAACCTTACAAACGTATAATTGGACTAGATCAAAACTAGTTCGAGAAAGCGTAAAGAGTTGAAGTGATATAAACTATGTTTTAGGTGCAACTAAAATATGTAATTCTGACGTGTTTTACGACTCTTATAAACCAGTCCTGTCGAGAGGGTTGGTTTTTTTTTTACCCTATTTGTAAATGTGGATAACTTTTTGTAACTTTATAATATGACTAAATGTGATAACTGTAAGAAACTAAATGACCCAGACAACTTTATATGTGAGTTCTGCGGTTATGACTTTGACTTTCAGTTAACTTATAACAAATGGGGTCTTCCCGAATTAACTCAAAAAAAATAATTATGCCAATATCAAATGAAATATTCGAAACCTATAGAATCCAGGAACGAGCTAAAGAACAAAATAAAGCTGTAAGGCTTTTAGCAGCTCAAGGATATACTATAGTAGACTTAGAAGGAAATATTATTAACAAAACAAACTATAAAAAATAAACTATGACAAAAGAGAAATTAGATGACTTTATTAGTTTTTATGCAGGACTAATAATTCAATTTAGTACTATAGCATTTTCAACAGCTTTTATGATTATAACTGTTATGGCTTTAAGTAAACTACTGTATAATATTTTTAATATGTTATTCCTGACGTAATGACTGAGCAAGAATTTCATATAAAGAATAAGAAAAGAGTAATGAGACAATATAGAAGTAATCAGGGCAGAAGCCCTAGAAAGGAAGGAACAACTTTCCTGGTGCTTAAAACTGCGTTTATAATTTTTAGTTTGGTGATTTTGTATTTCGTAATAGCAGGATAAGCAGTATAATTCCAATAATTTTGGTAACTTAGTTAAGTTGTTTTAATTTAGGGTGGTCGGAAGGCTGCCCTTTTTTATTTTAAAAAAATTAATTTATACGTTATATAATTATGGAACTAGAAATCAATGTACCTACTAAAATGCAGGATATTACTTTAGAGCAATATCAGAAGTTTTTAAAAGAGTGTACAGACGAAAATCTATCAGAAGAAAAAATAGCAATTAAGATGCTAGAAATATTCTGTGGTCTGCCAGTTAACAACACTTTGAAACTAAGAATGAGCGATGTATTTAAAGTTTGCGAACAGATCAATACAGCTCTAAACGAAAAACCTCCACTTATTAGTAGATGGAAATTTGATAAGCTAGAGTTTGGATTTATTCCTCAGCTAGACGATATGACTTTTGGAGAGTACGTTGACGTAGACACTTACATAGTAGACTGGGAAAATATGCACAAAGCTATGGCTGTTTTATATAGACCTGTGCTCCAGAACTATAAAGGTAGTTATGAGATAGAAGAATATAAAGGAGACACTTACTGGGACTTAATGAAGCAGATGCCTCTTAATTTAGTTATGGGTTGTATGCTTTTTTTTTGGAATTTAGAAAGGGACTTAGTGAAAGTTATGAGGAGCTCTTTGAACAAGAAGGAGAACCTGATCTCTCAAGAGAAGCTAACTTCAATGTTAAATACGGTTGGTATCATTCCCTCTGGAGACTCGCAAACGAAGACGTAACTAAACTAGACGAAGTGACTAAGATTAATTTCCATAAGTGTTTAAGTGCTTTAATGTATATAAAAGAAAAAAGTAATTTACAATTAGCTAGAATTAAAAATAAAAAATAAAAAAATGAGTAACAAAAGAGGAATAAGAAGTTATTATTTAATAATGGAAAAGCTAGAACAGCAGTTGTTAGCTAGTCCTTTTGTAAAGTCTGTAACTTATGGAGACATATCAGACGTTGACTTAAGAAAGCAAACTATATTTCCTTTGTCTCATATCATTACTAACAACGTAGTCCAGAGCGGACAAGTCCTGACTTATAATCTAACTATTCTACTTATGGATATTATAGACATAAACAAAGCTGTAGTAGTAGATCAGTTTACAGGAAATACAGACGAACAGGATATTCTTAACACTCAACTAGGCGTAGGGAACAGACTTGTAGAACAAATGAGATCAGGTCAATTATTTAATGATATGTACCAAGTAAGTTCTGACGTTACTTTTGTTCCTTTCTATGACAGGTTTGAAAATGAGTTAGTAGGTTGGTCTATGAATGTAAGCATAACAGTTGAAAACGATATTTATATATGCTAGATGAGGTCAAAATATTATTAGAAGACTATGCTGATAGAGTTTTAAATGCTGCTAAAAATAATTTAGCAAAAACTAATAATGCAGACGGAGAACTTTACAATAGTTTAAAAAGTGAAGTCTCACAAACAGACGAAGACATAACAGTAACTTTTCAGGGAACTCCTTATGCAAACTTTTATGACCAGGGAGTCCAGGGAGCAGACCCAACTAAAATGCCAGACGGAGCAAAGCATAGATTCAACAGAGCTCCATTAAGTAAATTTAGATTTGGAACAGGAAACTTTAAAGGACAAGGCTCATTAAGAGGAGCTATAGATCAGTGGGTAGTTCAGAAACCAGGACTAAGTAATGTAAGAGACGATCTAGGTAGATTCATTCCTAGAAAAACTATGGTCTTTTTAATTTCTAGAAGTATATATTTAGCAGGATTAAAACCTAGTTATTTCTTTTCTGACCCTTTTGAATTTTACACAGAAAGACTAGAAAGAGAACTAGAAGACGCTTTAGATAGAGACGTTCAACTAGCAATTTCTCAAACAGATGAAACTAACGAATTAATAATAACAATAAACTAATGGCAGCAATAGCTTTAAGAAGTCCCCAATATAAAACTATAACAGCAGGAGCTAACGCAGCTTATGCAACCTGTTCAATAACAATAAATGGAGCGGCTAGTCCCCAATACGTTTTAAGAAAAGACACTAGTCCCTCAGCTACAGTACTTTTTGAAATATCAGAATTATGTTTAGACTTTTTAAGTATTACTTTTGACGGTACGTATACAGCTCAAACTTTATCTATATCTACAGTAGTAAATGCTTATACTAGTTCAGACTCATTAATAAATGGTTCGACTTTTACTGATATAGGTTATGATGCTTACGGAACTTTTATGGAAGGAGATAATCCTGTAGTTCCTTTTGGTTCACGTCCTACCTGGTTAGTGAGCGGAGACCCTAATCATACTACAGTTAATAATGAATATTATATTTATGTACCTAATAACACAGCAGGTTCTATTCCTTATATAAATGTTTCAGCAGCTTTAGGTTATCAAAGTTATGGAGCTACAGATACTTCAATAGACTCAAGCTCGAGCCCTGCAGCAGTACAAATGAATATAGAAAGAGTCGACTGTACTAAATACGGAGACGGAAATAAAGTTACATTTGTAAATAAATTTGGAGCATTACAAGACTTATGGTTTTTCTTAAAATCAGTCAATACTACAAATAAAAAACAAGAGCAGTTTCAAAGAAATATAATAAGCTCTACAGGAACTTATAGTGTAAATCAACACACTAAACAAGTTTATAATACTATAGCAAATACAAGTATTACATTAAGTTCTGGTTACTATCCTGAATGGGCTAACCAATGGTTTGAACAATTATTATTATCTGAACAAGTTTGGCTTACTAGAACAAAGCCTACAAATCCTAGTCAAACAGAAGTTGTCCCAGTCAATGTTAGAAAAAATAATATAGTAAAAAAGACAGTATTAAATAATAAATTAATAGAATATACATTTGACTTTGATATGTCATTTGATTACATAAACAATGTTAGATAATGCAAAAATTACAACTATTTATAGGCGGACAGAGAGTCGATCTTTTTAAAGATGAAACGGTTACTATAAACCAAACTATCCAGAACATAAAAGACCCTGGTAAAATTTTTGTAGAATTTACTAAAGACTTCACTATACCTGCTTCTAAAATAAATAACCAAATTTTTAAGCATTACTACAACTATGATATTTCTACTAACTTTTACGATGCTAGGTTTAAAACTGCAGCAGAGATTCAGCTTAATAATATTCCTTTTAAAAATGGTTTTGTAAAGCTAGAAGGAGTAGATTTAAAAATTAACAAACCTTATGCTTATAGAATAGTATTTTATGGAAATACAGTTAGTTTAAAAGATTCTTTAGGAGAAGCTAAATTACAGGAACTTGACTTAACTTCTTATGACTTAGATTATAATATGACTACTGTAAAAGCTAGACTACAAAATATATCTAATCATATTGTAGCTCCGCTTATAACGTCTGGAGCAAGTAACGAGGATGACCCTTTAAATCCTTCTAGACTTTTTTATAATTCAGACAGCTCTGCTCATCAAGACGGAACTGGAAACTTATATTATCATACAGGAAGTAGTCACGACCACGGTGTTTTATGGACTGATTTAAAGTATGGAATAAGAGTGCACAAAATAATTGAAGCTATAGAAGCTAATGCTAATTATGGAATAACTTTTACAGACGATTTTTTTAATACTAACAATACGTCTTATTATAATTTGTTTTTATGGTTACACAGAAAAAAAGGTAGTGTACAACCTGCAGAACAAGTAGAAACTTTTCCTACTCAGGTTACAGACTTTGATTTGGCTCAGCAATATACGACAATGTTAAACGGAACTACCTTAGAAGTTTATACCTCTTGTAATCCTTATGCTAGTGCTTCTTGTCCCAATACTTCTCTTCCTTCTATTAGTCAAAATTTAATTTTTACTACTACAAACACTACAGATTCTTACGATATTATTATTTATAGAAATGGCGTAGTTTGGTCAACACAAAATAATATACAAGGCTCAAGAACTTTTACAAAGGCAGATATGCCTATAATGGACGAGGCGGCTTATACAGTCACTATATTTGTAGCTTCAGGAGTTACTATTACTTTCAGTCAGGTTAAATGGGAACTAGCAGGAATTTTTAACGGTACTCCCTGGACTGAAGACTATCCTACTACAACTTCATTTGATGCTACTGCAACTTTTAGATTTATAGTAAGTCAGCAGATTCCTGAAATGCGTATTCTAGACTTTCTTACTTCTATATTCCAGATGTTTAATTTAACGGCTTACGTAATAGAAGACGATGCAGACCCAGATGTAGGTAAAATAAAAGTACAACCTTTAGATGACTTTTATAATGATTTTAATATTTATGATATTTCAGAATATGTAGACGTGAACTCTAGTTCTGTAGATTCAGCCTTACCTTATAGACAAATTAGTTTTAGTTATGAAGGAACAGAAACCTTTTTAGCAAAACAATACGATCAGTTAACAGGTAAACTATGGGGAGCTGCAAATTTTACTGGAGACTCTACTACTACAGGAGATTCTTTTGACGGAAATAATCAAAGATATGATATTAAAATTCCTTTTGAACACTTACTGTATGAAAGACTAGTAGACGCAAATCCTACTCTAACTCCTATTACAGGTAAAACTTCTATACAGTACGGATATTTTGTAGACGACAATCAGGATGCTTACTATGGAAAACCTTTATTATTTTATCCTGTTTTTATAGATGACAATGTAGCTAATTATAAAGAGATTTCTTTTAGAGAATCTACAACGAGTCATACTCCAATTACTCAATATTACATTCCTTCTAATAGTGTTAGTACAAGTACCGCAACTAGTACAAGTAATATAAATTTTTATCAAGAAACTAACGAGTATAGTCCTAGTGAAAGTTTCAGTGGAACTTTATTTAATAACTATTATAGAGAGTATATAAGAAGTATTTTTAATATCAATAGAAGGATTATAAGTGTAAAGGCTTATTTGCCATTAAAGATATTATACAAGCTAAAACTTAGTGATATATTTTTAATTAATAACAGAACTTTTAATATAAACACTATACAAACTAATCTCCAAACTGGAGAAAGTAATATTGAATTATTAAATGACTTTCAACAAACTTATTTAGTATTAACAAATGTATTTTATCAGAATGTAGGCAGAGATGTTTATTATCAATCTAATGTAGGAAATGCTGAAAACTTAAAAAACGGAGACGTAATTTATGCAGACATAGCTTTAACGATACCTTTAGGAGCAGGAACTTATGACCAGGCAGGAACAGCCCAGACTACAACACACTGTCCTAATAATGGAAGCGTAATGTTTATGACACTTAACTCTAGCGGAGCAATAACGGCTATAAGCTGTGCTTTCCCTTAAAATAAAATTATGATTAAAAATATAATAGAATTACTAAAATACGCAAACGGAGAAACTGAGAATATTCGGTTTGCACAGGGAGCAAGAAAACTTCCTACAAATTTTAAAGAAGCAAAAGACAAATTAAAAAAACAAATAAAATGGCAGTAGCAAAAGTTAAAGTAGAAGGAGCTAAAGAAGCTGAAAAAGAAATAAGAGGCGTACAAGGTGCTTTAGACAATTTCAATAAAACCATAAAAGAAAATAGAGACGCTACTAGATTATTAGACAGAGCTACAGGCGGAGCAATAACTCAATTTCAGGATTTACAAAAAGGGGTTGTTCAGGGAGTTTCAGGTATTAAAAACTTATCTCTTTCTTTTAAAGGTTTAAAGGGTGCAATAGCAGCTACAGGAATAGGTCTTATAGTAGTAGCCTTAGGAACTATCTATGCTTACTGGGACGATATAAAAGAGGCTATTAGCGGAGTATCTGCTGAAACTAAAACTTTATTAGGAATACAAGAAGAACAGGTTAAAGCTAGTAATGATTTGTATGCAAATATAACTGGTTCTGAAAACATATTAAAACAACAAGGTAAAACAGAAAAGGAAATTCTTGATCTTAAAATAAAAGCTACAGATGAAACTATAGCATCTTTAGAAGCTCAGTTAACTACTCAAAAAGCAGTAAAACAAGCTCAAATAGATACAGCAAAAAGAAATAAAGATATTTTAGAGGGTATTTTAAAAATGCTTAGTCTTCCGTTATTTATTTTATTAGAAACTATAGATTCTGTAGGAAAAGCATTAGGAAAAGATTTTGGGTTAACTGAAGGTTTATACGGTGGTTTAGCTAATTTAATATTTGACCCAGAAAAAATTGAAATAGAAGGAGAAAAAAGTATTAAAGAAACCGAAAAACAATTACTACAACTTAAAAACAGAAAAGCAGGTTTTGAAAATAATTTAACTAATATAGAAAAAACAGAAGCAGATAAAAGATTTGCAGAAAAACAAAAACAATATCAAAAAGAGTTTGATGCTTATAAAAAACATTTAGAAGAAATGACTCAACTTACTATAGACGATATAGAAAGATTAGGTCAAATAAGGAAAAGCTATAATGATAAAATAGAAGCTCAAGCTGTAGTAGATGAACAAACTAGAATTGATCTAGATAGAGAAAAGGCATTAAAAGAAATTGAAGAGTTAGAAATTGCAGAAGGATTAAAAGGAAATGCAAAATTAGCAGTAAATACTTATTACGATAATTTAGAAAAGGAATTAAGAATAAAAAATGCTCAAGAAAAATTAGATTCAGAGTTAGCGTTTCAAGAAAAGGAAAGAAAGTTTGCTCAGGACACTTTAGATAATACTGCTAAATTATTAGGAGAGGAAACTAAATTAGGTAAAGCTGCTTTACTAGCAAAACAATTATTAGCCGCTCAAGCGTTTTTAGTAGATATAGGAGCGTTAAAAAATAAAGCTAGTATTGTCTCTGCTGAAGCTGACTTAGATGCTGCAAAAGGTGGAGAAGCGGTAGCTAGTGGTTTAGGAGAAACTTTAAAGTTAGGTTTTCCAAAAGCTATACTACCTTTAATTGCTTATGCCGCAACTGCCGCAGGTGTTATAGGCGGGATAATTAGTGCTGTAAAAGGAACTAAAAAAGTTGCAGCTAGTGTTGGTGGGACTTCAAGTGGAACTCCTGCAGCACAAAAACCTACATTTACCCCTCCTGCTTTTAATATAGTAGGTCAAAGCGATACTAACCAATTAGCAGAAGCTATTACAGGTCAGACTCAAGAACCTGTTAGAGCATACGTTGTTAGTAATGATGTAACTACTGCTCAAAGTCTGGATAGGAATATTGTCCAGGGAGCGACAATAGGATAAAAACAAAAACTAATTTAAAACCGTTATACTAATATGAAAATAGTTGAATTAATAATAGACGAAGAAGACGAGTTTGGAGGCATAGATGCAATCAGTATCGTAGAAAGTCCTGCTATAGAAGAAAACTTTGTAGCCTTAAACGACCAAAAAGAAGTTAAACTACAGTCTATAGACGATGAGAAAAAAATTCTTATGGGAGCTTTACTTATACCTAATAAGACTATTTACAGGAAAGACGGAAAAGAAGAGTACTATATATACTTCTCTAAAGAAACTGTAAAAAAAGCTAGTGAGTTATTTCTTATGAAAGGAAAACAAAACAACGCTACACTAGAACACAAATTTGATATTGAAGGGTTAACACTTGTAGAGTCCTGGATAGTAGAAGACAAACAGAAAGACAAAACTTCTTTATATAATATGGATGTCCCAGTAGGAACGTGGATGGGAGCTGTCAAAGTAAACAATGATGAAATCTGGAATGACTTTGTAAAAAACGGTTCTGTTAAAGGATTCAGTATAGAAGGATTCTTTTTAGACAAAGAGGAAAGACCTAAAGAAAAAATCAAAGATGAGTTAAATGAAGTAGAGCTAGAAACTTATAATGACTATCCTGACTCTGCAGTTAATAACGCAAAGAAAGCCTTAAAGTATAAAAAGGAAAACGGTTCAAGCTGTGGAACTCCAGTAGGTTGGACTAGAGCTAGTCAATTAGCAAATAGAGAAAACATATCTAGAGACACTATAGCTAGAATGGCATCTTATAAAAGACACGAAGCAAATAGCGGAGGTAGTTATGAAGACGGATGCGGAGCTATAATGTACGATGCCTGGGGTGGAAAATCTGGCGTTAATTGGGCTATAAAAAAACTAGACCAAATAGACAAAGAAAAACTTTCACAAATAGAAGCAGGTGTCAAACTACTTAGAATTAAAAAACTCCTTATAAATGCCAGTAAGAAAAAAAATAAATAAATCAAACAGAAGAGGACAAGCTCAGCCTTATGCTGCAAGGTGGAATCCTGCTAGTCCTAGTAATAGCTCCAGAGCGTGTTATTGTAAAGATCAGAACACTTATTCAAGAGAGTGCTGTGACGGTTCTTTATGGGCTCAGGGTATAGGTAGAATAACTGGGTAAAATGCAAAAAAAATAAACCTTTCGTTATAACTATATAAAACAAGAATATGCCTATAAAATTCAACCAAGTTATTTTAGACAAACTTAAAAAAGGAAGACAAGAAACTCTTTCAAAAAAAGTAGACTTAGCTTTAGTTGACGATTTTCAAAGTATTTTTAATAATATAGATTTACAAACGAATAGTTTAATTGATGACTTAGGAAATATAGCTAGACAAATAGACGCTAAAACTCTTATAGTAACTGATATTTTGAGAGAAATTGATGCAGCTAATATAATATCTGAAGACATAGTTAGGTCTTTTAATGATTTAGGGTTAGAAGTTCCAGGAGATTTAAAAGCAAATATTAGTCAAATAGAAGCAAATAGAAATATATTATCTGAAGCTCAAAGCAGAATAGAAACTGCAGCAGAAGGATTTTACGAACTTGAATATTAAAATATGAACATAAAAAAAACAGTCTTTAATAAACTAAAAAAGAATAGAACTGAGCTTTCTAAAAAAGTAGAATTAAGTCTTTTAGATGAGTTTGCTTATTCAGATGCATCAGGACTACAAGAAGAAGTAGATGCTTTAAATTATTTTACTCAAGAGTTTTTTCCTGAAAAATTCGATCAATGGTATGTAGCAGGAAGAGAAATTTATACTATTTATTTTAATAGAGGAGAGGCTTTAGCAACCGAAGCAGACTTAGATAAAGATGAACAAATTTTAGATAAAATTGAAGAAAGTGCAAATGAGTTAGGAATAATGGTAGATCAAATTTATCCTAGTTATTCTCAGCACAGAGAATTAATATCTGAAGGTCGTAGATATTTATTGACTTTTGAAGAACAAAAACAAGAATTTAGAGACGAATCATTATCAGTATAAAATATGAAAGCATTAAAAAACATACTTAACAAACTATACTCAGAAGACAATAAAGTTTTCGCAGTATTAAGCACAAAGAGAAAAATAGACTTATCCTTAGTAGATGACATAGAAAATGAAGTAGATAGTTTTGAGGAAGCAGAGTCAGACGCTAGTTACTTAGCCTACGAGTTAGGAGACGAAGTAATAGATGCTTACGATGACTTTAGAATGAAATATAATCTAGATGACTATGTAATAAATGGTAGTGTAAGATATTTAGAAGAATCTGCAGAAATATTAAAAGCTAGTTTAACTAAATTAGAAATAGCTGCAGATGAGTTAGGTATTCCTCCTAGTGAAGTTTACTATGATTATGAAAATTTAAAACAAAGAGTAGATAATGCTCAGAGTTTGTCAGACGAAGCAAAGTCTAAATATAGAGAAGTGACTGACTATACAGGAATGGGAAATTTCTGGAATTAATAATAAACATTAATAATTAAATAATAAATAATGAAAGCAAGTGAAATGTTAAAAAAGATCAACACACTCCTAGGAGTTCAAGTTGAACTAGAAGAACTTATCCTGGACAACGGTACTAGAATATTTGCCGATAGCTACGATAAGGGAGAAAGCGTTTTTATTGTCACTGAAGACTCTCGAGTTCCTTTACCAGAAGGCGAGTATATGATAGAAGACGGTAGAATGCTAATAGTAAAAGAAGAAGGCTTAATTGACGAACTAAGATTAGAGTCAATAGACGAAGCTGAAGAAGAAGGTTACAAAGACGGAATCAAAGACGAAAAAGAAGACATTAAGGAAGACTTAGAAGAAGAAGAAATTATCGTTGAAGCTCCTGAAGAAGTAATAGACGAAGTTGGAGATATAGTTGCTGCAGTTGTAGAAGTAGTATCCCCAATTATCGAGGAAGTAAAAGAAGAAATTGAAGAGCTTAAAAAGAAATATGGCGAAGTAGACAAGGTAAAAGAAAAAATGTCTAAGACTCCTGCTAGAAAACCTTTAGCTCACGCACCCTCTAAACAACAAAATGAAGGGTTTACGTATGGACAAAACAGACCTCAAACAACAATGGATAGAGTTCTGTCTAAATTAAATAATATCAATAAAAAATAATAAAATGAAAAGAAATGTAAATTTAGCTACTACTACTAACATTACTACTACTTATGCAGGAGAGTTCGCAAATCAATATATTGCGGCTGCTCTTTTATCTGCTAGTACTATTGAGGACGGTGGTATCTCTGTAAAACCAAATATTAATTATAAAGAAGTAATTAAGAAAGTTGCTACTAACAACTTAGTAGTTGATGCTACTTGTGATTTTTCTCCAACGTCTACTATAGACTTAACAGAAAGATTATTAGAGCCAACTAACCTACAAGTTAACTTACAATTATGTAAGCAAGACTTTTTATCTGACTGGGAAGCTCAAAGTATGGGATTCAGTGGGTTCAAAAACCTGCCTCCATCTTTTGCTGACTTTATCTTAGCTCACGTTGCTGCAGAAATTGCACAAAAAACAGAACAAACTATCTGGTCTGGTGTTAATGCTAATGCAGGAGAATATGACGGACTAGTAACTTTAGCTGCTGCTGACGCTACTATTCCTGCTGCTCAAAAAATTACTGCAGTTGCAGGTGGTGTTGACTCTGCTAACGTAATTGCTGAAATGGGTAAAGTTGTAGATGAAATTCCTTCTGCTTTATACGGAAAAGAGGACTTATACTTATATGTATCTCAAAACGTAGCAAGAGCTTATGTAAGACAATTAGGAGGGTTCGGAGCAAATGGACTAGGAGCTAACGGTGTAAACAATATGGGTACGCAGTGGTGGAACAATGGTTCATTATCTTTTGACGGAGTAAAAGTGTTTGTAGCTCCAGGAATGGCTAACAACACTATGTTTGCTGCAGAAAGATCAAATATTTTCTTTGGAACTTCTTTAGTTTCAAATATGAATGAAGTAAAACTTCTAGATATGGGAGACCTAGACGGTTCACAAAACGCAAGAGTTATCGCAAGATTCTCTGGTTCTGTAAACTATGGTATCTCTTCTGACGTTGTAGTTTATTCTTAATAAATTAAATTAACCAAAATTTAGGGTAGGTGGGGTCGACCTACTTACCCTTTTTTTTTAAAAAAATATAAATATGAGCTGTTCAATATTATCAACTGGTAGAAATTTACCTTGTACTAAAGGAGTAGGAGGTATAAAATCTATCATTCTAGTTGACTATGGTTTACTAGGAGACTTGACAATTTCAGGAGCGGAAGTGACTGCAATTAGTTCAACTCCTTCAGGTTATGAGTATTTAGTTAAGCCAGGTTCTTCAGGGTTAGAGCAAACGATTACTGCCTCTGCTGAAAACGGGACTGTATACTACGACCAAAATGTCAACGTACAATTTCAAAAATTAGATAAAGAAACTCAAGCTGAGTTACAAGACGTAGCTAAAGGAAATCCTCACGTATTCGTACAAGACTTTAACGGAAATTATTTCTTAGTTGGAGCTTACAACGGTGCTGACACTTCAGCAGGGACTATTGGAACTGGAACTGCGTTAGCAGACTTTACAGGATTCAATATGACTTTTACTGCTCAAGAGCAACTTCCTGCATTTTTCTGTGCAACTGGAGTTATAAGTGCAATTACGATAGGAGCTGCTATTAGCCCATCTTAGAAAATACTATTCTGTGTTTAATTGAATTATAGGGGGAGAAATCTCCCTATTTTTTTTATAAATAGTATAGATGCAAAATAAATAAAAAGCACGTTATACTATAAAGCAAGAAATGATAGTTTTAACTACTCAAACTAGTGAGCAAACTTACAGCGTAATTCCTAGAGAATACGTAACGGATGCTACAATTTGTATAAGAGACGAAAGTACTAATGAAGAGATTTGCGTATTAACAACAGGTGCAGAATGGAACACTAATACTCTACAATGGCAGTTAGCTAATTATGACTGGGAAGACGAAGCGGGTATAGTAATTACAAATGATTTGATGTATATTACAATGAATTTAAACTTGATAGAAGGTAGGTTTTACGATCTTAAAATTAGTAATGTTAGCGGAACAGTTATATTTAGGGATAAAATTTTCTGTACTGACCAAACTATTGACCAGGCTACTAATAATTATTATGATATGAATTTAGGACAGTATACTATAAACACTTCAGGAAATAACGATTATATAATATATTAAAATGGATTATAAATTTTTACAATTAAGCACATATACAACTCCTGAGATTAAAGAAGTATCTAACCAGGACTGGATAGGTTATGGAGCTGACAACGATTACTTTCAATTTCTTATAGACCGTTACAATGGTTCGGCTACTAACAATGCTATTATAAACGGAATCTCTGCTATGATAGTAGGAAAGTTTTTAGATGCTACAGACTCAAGTCAGAAGCCTGAAGAGTATGCACAAATGAAATCTTTGATTTCTGAAGAAATGCAGCAGAAACTAGCTAGTGACTTAAAACTTATGGGTCAGTGTGCTATGCAGGTTATTTACAGTCAAGACCGATCTAGAATAGCTCAAGTAGAACACTTGCCAGTAGAAACTTTAAGAGCAGAAAAATGTAATGAAGAGGGGGAAATACCTGCTTACTATTATTTTTATGACTGGTCTGAATATAAACAAGGAGACTACTTAGAGCGTCTTCCTGTATTCGGGTCATCAAAACAAGAGATAGAAGTATTATACATAAAACCTTATAGAGCAGGATTTAAGTATTATAGTCCTGTAGATTATCAAGGAGGAATCCAATACTGTGAACTAGAAGAGGAAATTGCTAACTATCATTTAAACAATATTATGAATGGTCTAGCTCCTAGTATGCTCCTGAACTTTAATAACGGAACTCCAACTGAAGAGGAAAGAAATATTATAGAACAAAAAATAGCTGCTAAATATCAAGGTACTAGTAATGCAGGTAGATTTATCCTGGCTTTTAATGACTCTGCAGATTCGGCTGCAACTATGGAGACAGTACAATTAAGTGACGCTCCTCAGCAATATGAGTTTTTATCTACTGAGTCAATGAAAAAAATAATGGTAGCTCACAGGGTTACTAGTCCTATTTTATTTGGAATAAAAGATATGACAGGATTCGGAAATAATGCTGAAGAAATTGTTACTGCTAGTACGCTTATGGATAATACCGTTATAAGACCCTTTCAGCAGATGTTATTAAATGCTTTCGACAGTATACTAGCTTACAACGAGATCGTGCTTAATTTGTACTTTAAAACGCTTCAGCCGTTAGAATTTAACGACCTAACAAACGCTACTAACAAAGAACAAATAGAAGAAGAGACAGGACAAAAGTTTTCTTTCTCTAAAATAATTGACGGAAAAGAGGCATACGAAACTATAGAAGAGGCTGAAAACAAAGCCAATGAGATAGGATGTATGGGATACCACGAACACGAAGAGGACGGTAAGACTTACTATATGCCTTGTCAAGATCATACTGAATTAAAAGCTCCTTGTTGGGACGGTTACGAGCAAATAGGAACAAAAATAAAAGACGGTAAAGAAGTGCCTAATTGTGTTCCTTTACATATTACTGAAGACTTAACAAAGGCTATACTAGAAGAGTTAGAAGACAAAGGAGAAGACGAAGAAATGAAAGGTTATGAATTAATAGATAGTAGACCTGCAAATGAATATGACGAAATATTAAACCAGTCTTTAAATTTAGCTACAGACTTAGCTTCAGTTCCTAGAAGTACTCCTAACAAGAAAAGCTCTCAAGACACTAGTATATTAAAAGTAAGATATAGATACTACGGAAGTAATAATCCGCAAAGAGAATTTTGTCGTAAAATGTGGTCTGCTCAAAAAGTTTACAGAATGGAAGACTTGAATAAAGAAAGTTCTGCAAATTCTGAGTTAGCTCCTAAAGGTCAAAACACTTATAATCTTTGGTTATATAAAGGAGGAGTTAATTGTCAGCATTACTGGGAACGCAGAACGTATTTAAAGAAGAACAATAAAAGAATAACAGTCGCAGAAGCCAGACGTAAAATTGCAGCTTTAGACCCAAGTCTAAAAAAGGAAGCACAAATAGAAACTAATGTTCCTGAAGTTGCTCAAGTTGCACAGCCTAAAAATGACTGGTGGAGTTTAGACCCTAATTATAGAAAATAAGAAAAATGGCTACAGCATTATTTATATCAAGAACAGACTTAGTAAGAAATACCATAATTGATGGGTCGGTAGATACTGACAAGCTGCTGCCCTTTATTAAAATTGCACAGCAGATGCACATTCAGAACTATCTAGGTACTGAGTTATACAATAAGATTTCTACATTAATTACTAATGGAACTTTAACTGAAGTAGATAATCCAGACTATTATCATTTAGTTAATGAATACGTACAGCCAATGTTAATTATGTTTGCTATGGTAGATTTTCTTCCTTTTGGAAACTATGCTACTAAACAAGGTGGGACATTAAGACACAGGTCTGAAAATGCAGAACTGCCAACTAAAGAAGAGATAGATTTCCTAGTACAAAAATATAGAGACTTTGCAGATTTCTATACTAGACGATTTATAGACTATATGAATTATAACGCTTCTACAAAATTTCCTGAGTACTATTCAAACAGTAATGACGATATGTATCCAGATACGGAAGCTAATTGGGTAGGTTGGGTATTATGAAAAAACAATATAACATTAAAAACAAGAACTTAAAAAAGTTAATAGTTTATCTAAAAAATTTAAAGAAATGAGTACATTAACAGGAAATAAAATTAGTTTAACATATAAAAGTTTAATTAAAACTTCAGATAATGATGTATTAACTGGAGCTTTAAAAGAACTGTCGGATGGGTTAGGGAATAATTCAGGTGTATTTCTAAACACAGGCGGAGACCTCAAGTCAACAGGTACGTTAGAGTTTTCTAACTTCAAAGCAACTGCTTATGCTGTGACTATCAATAAACTTGTTAATGAGGCAGACGGCATATCTAATAACGATAATGACACTTCCCTACCTACTTCGGCTGCAGTAAAAGACTATGTAGACACTCACGTAACTAGTCAAGACTTAGACTTTTCAGACGGAACAAATCCAGGAGCAGTCGATCTAGACTCTCAAGTTTTTGCAATAGTTGGAACTAGTAATGAAATTGAAACTGCTGCAAGTGGTCAACAATTACAAATAGGACTTCCTAATGATGTAACGATTAGCGGAACTTATACAGGTACTACATTTTCTGGAGACTTAAACGGAACTATTAACACAGCTACAACTGCAGTAACTCAAACAGCAGGAGACAACTCGACTAAAGTTGCTACTACTGCTTATGTAGACACTTTAGATGCAGCTAGTGATTTGGACTTTAGCGATGGGTCTGTAAACAGTGCTGTTAACTTAAATACTCAAATATTTTCTATACAAGGAACAAGTAACGAAATAACTACAACAGCTTCAGGACAGTCTTTAACAATAGCGTTAGATTCAACAGGTGTTGACCTACCAGACGGTTCTACAGCTATAACACAAACTGCAGGAGATAATTCTACAAAAGTAGCGACAACAGCTTACGTAGATGTACTAGACGCAGCTTCAGACTTAGATATAGCAGGAGACACAGGAACAGGAGACGTAAACCTAAATACTCAAACATTAACTTTACAAGGGACAACAAATCAAGTTATAACTGCAGTAAGTGGTCAAACTACTACTTTTAGTTTACCTTCTACAGTACATAGAGACTTACAAGGAAACGTCACAGGAAATGCAGATACAGCTACAGCCTGGCAAACTGCAAGAGATTTGTCTATAAGCGGAGAAGCTACAGGTACTTTAAGTAGCGTAGACGGTACGTCAAATATTTCAGGAGCAGTTACTTTAACAAACTCAGCAGTAACAGGAAAAGTATTAACAGGACTACCAACACCTGTTGCCTCTACAGTACAACCTTCAGATTCAATACTAGAAGGTATTGGAAAATTACAGTCACAAATAAACGGCATAGCAAATGGTTTACAATTTCAGGGAACGTGGGATGCTGCAACTAACACTCCAACTTTAAACAGTGGAGGAGGCGAAGTAGATTCAGGAACAACAACAGGACAAACTGCAGATAAACTAATTGACTCTAGTCAAAATTTCTTAACTACAGTTAGTGTTGGAGACAAGGTTATAAATCAAGTTGACGGACAAAGTGCTTTAGTTACAAATGTAGACAGTAATACTTCTTTAACTCTAGATGCAGATATAATGTTAAGCGGAGAGGCTTACACTATTGACGCTAGTCCTTTTTTAGTACAAGGTCACTATTACGTTGTAAGTGTTGGAGGAACAACTAGTTTAAACGGAAATGCAAATTGGGCTATAGGAGACTGGGTTATAGCAGGAGCAGATAATATTTGGTCGAAATTAGATCATACTCAAATAGACGGACAAGGAACTCCTGGAAATTTACCTGTTTGGAATACAGCTACTACTTTAACTGACTCTATAGTTTCAGAAAGTGGAACGGCTCTAACAGTTACAGGTTCTTTAGCTACAACGCTAGGAGCTTCAGTTACAGGAGATTTAGCAATTAATACAGATAAGTTTACAGTAAATGCTACAACAGGAAATACTGTTATAGCAGGAAACTTAAATTTAGCAGACGATAATAAAATAACTGTATCCACTTCAAATGCCTTTCAGATTTATTACGATTCTGCTGCTCAAGCAGGTCAAGGCGTAGCTACTATTTCAGGAGGAAGCCATACTAAAATAGGTTCAACTTTTTTCAATTTAGAAGGTTCAGGAAAAGCTGTAATAGCTACAGATGCAAATAACTATGTTAGATTATATCACGGTGGAAACCAAAAATTAAGTACAATAAGTACAGGTGTTGATATAACAGGAGCTATAAACGCAGATTCAGCAGATATTTCAGGAAACGCAACTTTTGCAGGAAGTGTACAAGTCGGTTCAACAGCAGGATATACTACTATATCTCAAGGGGCGTTTTTCACTAAAGGGGGTGGGGATATGTTTACTGCAAATTTACTTGCAGGAGCAGCAGTTAGTCCAATGTTCAAATTACAAAGAAATGATGTAGAAAAATATAATATTGGTTTAGATGGTAATGACAATTTAGCTTTTATTAATGCTTCTGGTGATGCAAAAATGAGTATAGACAGTTCTGGAAACGTAGGAATTGGAGGAACACCAACAACAGATTTAGATGTTTTTGGCAATGCAAGAATTGGTAGTGATTCAAATCACGCTTTACAAATTACAGATGATTCAGCGGAAAATGATTTAATTATTTCTACAACACAAAGAACAACTTTAGCTAATGTTAGGAATATTAAATTTAGAACATTTGGAAGTAATGGCACTGACAATATATTGTATTTAAACGGAGGAAATGGAAACGTAGGAATTGGAGTTCAACCTGAAAGCACTTGGTACACGGGTGGTGAAACAAAAGCATTACAAATAGGTGGTACAGTATCTATATTTAATTTATTTGATACTCGTTCTGTTTTTGCAAACAATTATTACTTAACCACAAATGGTTCTGATACTTATATTAATACTGATGAAGCAACACAATATTATCAAGAAGGTGGTCAGCATATTTGGAAACACGCACCATCAGGAACTGCTGACACTCCAATTACTTGGACTGAAAGTATGCGTATAGACAGTTCAGGAAACGTAGGTATTGGTACAACTGACCCTCAAAGTAAATTACATATTCAAACTGAAGCTGCTCCTACAGATATTTATTTAACAGATGGAACAGTTGGTTCAGATAATTATGGAGGTGTTATAAGAGGTTTTAGTGTAGCAGGACAAGGAGGAAGATTACAATTAGGAACTTTAGATAATGGTGTTTACAATCCTACTATTACATTAAAGCAGCAAGGAGGAAACGTAGGAATTGGAACTACATCGCCTAGTGCTAATTTAGAGGTTGAATCAAGTTCTAATCCTGAAATATCAATAGCATCAACAGCTGGAGCTACAAATAATTTCTTAAATTTTAAAGCAACAAGCCATAGTCAACCTATACAATCTCAAATAAAAGCAGAAGATAATGGAGATTTTACTGCTGATATGGTTTTTTCTTTTAAAGGTACAGGCACAGGTGGTGCTTTAGCAGAAAAAACGCGTATTACAAGTGGTGGAAACGTAGGAATAAATTATACAAGCCCATTTAATCAAATATCTGGAACAGAAACAACTTTAGCTATTTCAAATAGTAATGTAGCTTCTTTATATTTAAATAATACAAGTACAAATGGACATAATCATATATTATTAAGTGGAACTGATGGGGCTTTTGCTATCTATGATAAAACCGAAGGAGCAAATAGATTTGTTATAACATCTGGGGGGGTAATACAAATTGGAGGTTCAACAAATTTAGGTGCTAAATTAGCTATTGAATCATATTATGTATATGGAATTTATAGTAACAGTAATAGACCAACTTTACAATTTTTTCAAGATTTTAGATATAATGGAACGCAAATAGGAACTATATTAGGAAATAATACATCAGTATCTTACAATACATCTTCTGATTATAGATTAAAAGAAGATTTACAAGACTTTGCGGGATTAGATATGGTTTCTAAAATACCTGTTTATGACTTTAAATGGAAAACAGATGAAAGCAGAAGTTATGGAGTTATGGCTCACGAACTGCAAGAAGTTTTACCAGATGCAGTTTCAGGAGATAAAGATGCAGAAGAAATGCAAGGTGTTGATTATTCTAAAATTGTTCCTTTATTAGTAAAATCAATACAAGAACTAAAAGCAGAAGTAGATTCATTAAAGAAAGAATGTAAATGTAAATAATATGGAAAAAACTAAAAAAAACAAAGTAGAATTTCTATCAGGTGGTCATTTAAAAATTTGGTATTCTACAAGTACTTACAACGGAGACATAACTGTGTCTTTTAAACAGGGTCAAGTTTTAATTAGAAAAGGAGACTTAGAACTAGCTGAAGAGTGGGGAGTCAAAAAGAAATGCGAGGACAAATGGAAAAAAGTAGTAAAGAAATCAAAAAAATAATATATTTACTGTTCACATAAAAACTATAAAAATGTCTAAAATTAAAAAAGAAGAGTTAGAAGTATTACACAAACAAGAGAACGCTAAAGTAGAAATCCGTAATAGAATAGGTTTACTACAAATTGAAATACATTCGTTGTCTCACGCTCACTTAGGAGTCCAGGAGGAGCAAAACAAAACAAAAGAAGAGCTAGAAGAGAAATACGGTAAAATTAATATTGATCTCAAAGACGGTTCTTACGAAGAAATAAAAGAGGAATAATGACTGAATATACAGATTTGAAATTATATACAATAAACACAGCAGTCTTAGCTTTGACTATGACAGAAATTGAACTAGGTTTAAAAATAATATTATTAATCTGTACTATAGGGTATACTATAAGCAAATGGGTACGTAATGAGAAAAATAGATAAAATAATAATACACTGTTCTGCGACTCCAGAGTTTAAAGACTTTGACGTTAAAGACATAAGAGACTGGCACGTTAATGGGAATGGTTGGTCTGACGTAGGTTATCATTATATTATTAAGCTAGACGGAGAAGTCCAGTTTGGTAGACCTGAAAACAAAATAGGAGCTCACGTTAAAGGTAAAAACAGAAGCTCTATTGGTGTTTGTTATATAGGAGGTATGGATAGAAATATGGAAAACTGGTTAGATACTAGAACTGATAAACAAAAAGAATCTTTAATAGAATTAATAAAAGACTTGCAGAAAAAATATCCAGGGTCAATAGTATACGGTCATCGAGACTTTACTACTAAAAAACCTTGTCCTAGTTTTGATGCAAAAGAGGAGTATAAAGAATTTAAATAATGAGTGAACTGAGCGAGGAAAGTAAATTTGAAATAAGTATAAAAACTTTAATAGGAATAGGAGTTGGTTTGTCTACTCTTATAGGAATGTGGTTTGCTCTACAGGCAGATATTCAAGAAGCTAAAGAACTTCCTGAGCCTGAAATTTCCAGGACTGAATATGATTTAAAAGATCGTTTAATCAGAGAAACTATAATGAATACTGGAAAAAAAGTAGAAGAAAACTCTGAGTCGTTAAAGAAAATAGACGACAAGTTATTTGAAATAATTAATAAATGAAAAAACTATTATGTGCGATATTTGTATTAGCTGCGGTCTCTGTTCATAGTCAAGAAGTAACTGTCTTTCAGATAAACGCTAAGTGGAATGAAAGTAATAACTATGACACTAAAGGACTAAAAAACTGTATTATAAAGTTTGGCTACTTAAAAAACCAACCTAAAGACATACAAAAAAGTATTTCTTCTGTTCCTGTTATAGCTATACTAGACAAAAAAGGTAGGGTGCGTATGCAGTATATAGGAGATATTAGTCTTAAAGTAAACGTATCTAAAGAAGAGTTACAAGCTACTATAGACAAAATAAACGAGTTATGAAAAAAAAGTTTAAAGACACTAAGGTAGGACAGTTCTTAGTAGGCAAAGGAGGAGTCTTTTCTTCACTAAGTAATAGTATACCAGACAAAGGATTATTAGGACTTGTAAAGAACTTAATTTCTAAAGATGACACTCTACCTCCCCAAGACAAAGAAACTGCCTTAAAACTGCTAGAAATGGATAATAACGAGCTAGTAGAGATTACTAAGCGTTGGGAGTCTGACAACAAATCAGATTCTAGTCTAGCTAAAAACGTAAGACCTTTATCGTTAATTTTTCTAACTATATCTTTAATAGTGTTTATACTACTAGACGGATTTGATATAAACTTTGGAGTAGATTCAGGATGGGTGGATTTATTGAAGTCACTTTTAATTACAGTCTATGTAGCTTATTTTGGTTCCAGGGGGGCTGAGAAATTCAAAAACATTTCTCAAAAATAAATATTATATTAGTCTTATATTAATATAAGTCTTATAATATAAGTTTATTAATATAGTATTAATATAATATAATGCAAGTTAATTTTGAAAAAAAAATTATCCAGGAGCAAAATTGTAAAAAAACTAGACACAGAGTTTAGTAGATACATAAGACTTAAATACGCAGATCATAACGGCTATGTAAAATGCTATACTTGCGAAAGAGTAAAACATTACAAGGATTCAATGCAGTGCGGACATTTTCTTTCACGTAGATATTATTCAACTCGTTGGTCAGAAGACAACTGCAGACCTCAGTGTTATGGCTGTAATGTACACTCTCAAGGTCGTCAGTATGAATATGCTTTAAATCTCAATAAAGAATATGGTTATGACATAGCTGAAGAATTACTACAAATTAGTAGAGAAACTGTAAAGATTTCTACTCCAGAACTTCTAGAAAAAATAGAGTACTACAAAGTTTTAAACAAAGGTTTTAATATAGATTAATTAGTTATATATTAGCAGTCTAATTTTCTCTGTATTAAGGGAGTAGTAGTCGCTCGGCTTTGCTCCCTTTTTTGTTTTTATTATATTTTTATTATATTTGTATTATGACAGATATAGAGAAAGTTTACCTACAAGCTAGGATAACAGCTCTTGAAAAAAAAGTACAAGAGTTAGAAAATCAAAACGAATTATTAACGATTCAAAAAGAAAGAGTAGAGAGTCTACTTATTAATTAAACACACAAAAAATGACAGGAAAAATTACATTTATTAACAGGGACAAAGACTATAAAGATTTGCAAGTTTACAAAGTTACTTTGGCAAACGGACAAACCTGGAGTTTCTTTCAGCCTAAAGAAAAAAACGGAGTCGAACAAACTCAATTTGAATTACAAGTTGGAGAAGAGATCGAGTTCGAAATTAGTAACGCTAAGTACAACACAGCAAAACTAATTAGAAATCAGAAAACAGAAACTAAGAGTTTTAACAAACCAGTTTCTCAACAGTCTTCAATAGAGTTTCAGTCTTGTTTACGATCTGCAGCTATATTGTATTCTAACAACCCAACCGTGAAAAGTAGTACGGTACTAGAAACTACTGAATTATTTTTTAACAAATTAAAACAAGTAACTAATGTCTAATTTTGAAACCGAGTATTGGAACTGCGTAGCTCCTTACAAATCTAAGTACGAATGGATTAAACTACATTTTCTTATGGATGTAGACGAATGTATTAAAATGCTAAACAAAGCTAAGGCTGAAGGGAACGACAAGATCGTCCTGGATATAATGTCTAAGAAAGCTGACCCTAGCAAATTTTATGCTAAAAGAAGTATTCCATTACAAAAGTCTGACGATGCACAAAAGGCACATATGCCTAGAGCAGAAGCAAAACCAGACTTACCATTTTAAACAAGGGGAGTTAACGCTCCCTTTTTTTTTTAATTTAAAATTCCTACATTTAAAAAATGCTAATAAATTATGAGAAAGTTACAGCACACTTACAAGACATACGATCAGGAAAAATAAAAGAAGGACTAAGTCTAGGTATTCCAGAAATTGACGAATACTTTAGATTTAAACCCAGTTCATTTAATATTATTTTAGGACATTCTAATACAGGGAAAACTACAATAGTACTTTATTTAATGTTAGCCTATGCAATTAAGCACCATATAAAATGGCTAGTATTTTCTAGTGAGAATGAAGCGTACAGTATAGTAAGAAAACTAGTAGAGTTTCTAGAAGAAAGACCTATACAAGATGTGCCGCAAAAACAATTTGAAAAACACAGTAAATTTATCTACGATCATTTTAAGATTATAGATGCTACTAAGACTTATACTTACAGAGAATTATTAGATTTATGTAAGGTTATAAAAGATGCCTGGAGCTATCAAGGATTACTTATAGACCCTTACAACTCTTTAATAAAAGACCCTAAATTAATTAGTTCTGTAGGCGGTCACGAGTACGACTACCAGGCTACAACAGAGTTAAGAATATTTGCAAAGAAAAACAATATAGCAGTTTGGGTAAACACTCACGCTAATACTACAGCTTTAAGAATGACTCACAGACTTGAACACGAATACGCAGGGCATCCTATACCTCCTAATGCTGCAGACGTTGAAGGTGGGGGTAAATTCGTTAACCGTGCTGATGATTTTTTATGCTGCCATAGATATATTTCTCATCCTACAGACTTTATGTATACTATGCTTCACGTAAGAAAAGTTAAAGAAACTGAAACTGGAGGTAGACCAACAAATATAGATGACCCTATAAGACTAAGAGCTATAGTTAATAATGTAGGTTTTAGTATTAACGGAATTTCTGTACTAAAAAAAATAATACAACCTTTTTAAAATTTTTATTATCTTTCTGTAGTGGAAAGTGAAATAAAAGAACTAGTCAAAAAAGAGCAAACGTGGCTTAACTATTTAAAGAGTTGGGGTTGTAATCCTGACACAGCTAAAGACCTGGTTCAAGAATTATATATTACTATAAACTCCTGGCTACAAAAACATAATAAATCTTTAATGTATAATGACAACGAAGTCAACTGGTATTTTGTATACGTCACATTAAGAAACTTATTTTTGGATTTAAAAAGACAAGAAGCGAAAGTAAAAATAATTTCACTAGATCATTCTGACAAAGTAAAAGCTAGTTTAGTTGTAGAACAATACCAGGAGCTAGAAGACGATAGATTTGAAAAACATAAATGTATAGAGGAATGGTTATTAAACGAAGACTTTTTAGAAATGACTAAAGACAATAATATATTTGATTTCGATAAATACGACAAAGAAAAAATGTTTAACTATTATCAAAGAAAAGTTTTCGAGGAAATATTTATACACTGTAAAAGTATAAGTCAACTTAGTAGAGATACAAATATAAGTTATTACTCGTTATACAATACAGTAAAGAATATTAAAGAACAAATAAATAAATTTTATGAATCTAAGAATTGGGGATAAACTAGAGTTCATATTTAAGTGGACTGGTATTAAATGGCTAGTAAACAAAATAGTAGTAGACTGGTTAGGTTACGAAAGCTGCGGGTGTGAAGAAAGACGAGACGCTCTAAATAATTTTAAAATAAATAGAAATGAATAGAAAAGATTATTTTCTTTGGAAAGACTTTAGATCAAAAGACGGACAGCAATTAACTACAGAAGAGTTTGAACTAATTTGTGAGCTTCATTCTAAACTATATTTACACCAATTTTATCGTCCGTGCACCTGCTCTCCAAAAACCATTTTACAATGGATTAAAGATTTAAACGTAAAGTTCAATGAGTCTACTAAATATAGAGTCAGAAAATGAAACTAGATGAAGTCCAGAAATATGAAAAGGCTGTAGTCTTTCTGCTTAATGTAGACGGATGGGACTTAGAATGGACTGGAAAGGGTTATGAACACTATGATGCTTCAGGATATACTCCTAAAACTGATAAAGACGGAAACCGAATAAGATGTGTAATAGAAATGAAGTTCAGAAATAAATATTATCCTGAAAAATTATTAGAGAAATATAAATATGATGCTCTAATGGAAATGGATAAAGATATAGTTAAATTATATTTTGTAGCTGACCCTAAAGGAAATTATTTGTTTTGGTTAAATGATATACAGCTTCCTGAAGTTGAAAAAAAATATTGTCCTAGTACTACTCTATGGAGCAAAAAAAAAGAAATTAAAGAGGTTTACTTATTAAAAGAGAATATTGCATCCAGGATAAACTGGAACGATTAGGATAGTTTTATATTTTTTCTTAAATTTATAGCAGAGAAAATGGAAATAAAACACGATAAAGCTGAAATCTTAAAGGATATAGAGTATAATAATCATACTACTATTTGTTTAGAATTATTAAATAAATGGAAAAAAGATAGTAAGAATAAAGAACTACAACAATTTATATTATCATTTCTAGAAACTGTCTTTTATGCTAACGACTTACAAAGAGATAGATTTATACATAATAAAATTGTAGAAGAGTATAGAAGCGACAAGTTACGAGCAATAGAAAGAGCACGTAAAGCAGATGCAGAAGTAGAAAAACTAGAAAAGGAATTGACTAAACTTAGAAAACTTATAAACCTATGACAGCAAAAGAAAGTTTACTACAAATGTATATAGCAGAGATAGAATGTTTGAGATCTGCCTATCAAAAAGAAAAGGAAAAATCTAATGAACTCTGCGACATAATAGCAGATAAAGATATTATTATTAAACTACTTAAAAACAAGAACAAGGCTTATGACAAATACAATTAAACTCCTGGACGGTTCTGTTCACGAAAAACAAGAAGTAATAGACAATATGTATTCAGATGACTACTACTATAATTACTTAGGTAAAAATGCTTTATCAAGTAGTTCTATAAAACTTCTGCTAGACAGTGCAAAGACTTACTTATATATAAATAAATATGGTCAGCCAGAAACGCAGCCACTTAGAGACGGACACTTATT